GTCATCCATGCCACCCATGTCATCCATATCATCCTCATCCTCATCACTCATTCCACCCAACGCAGACTTGAGTTTTTCTGCTGCTGCATCATCATCGAATGTGAGCTTTAGATTGAGCTCTTTTTCTTCACGAAGTCTTCTACCTCTATTTGACATTGTATTAATCTCCTTATGTAATGTGACGATCCTGCGCTTCAATTTCTCGGTCGTCGATGGACGAGCCTTTCCAATGACGGCTTCTAGGATCGTTTTCAAGCCATCTAGTTCACTGTTCAATCGATTATTGTAAATTCGAATGTGTCTAGCTTCACGCAGTGATCTACGTGCTAGCACCTTTCGTTCAAGCTTATTTAGCTTGCTTGAAATGTTATGGCACACTGCTTCACCCAACAAAGTGGTGACATCAGCATAATTCTTTTCAAATTTATTGCAGATAGATTCCCTTATTGGCTTTTCAATTGTTGAGGTTTCACGCACCTTGACGTAAGCCTCATTGATGTGATTTGCCAACTTTGAAAGACCCACGACGTAAGTACCATCCTGTGCAGGAGAAGCGCTGAGGCTTTCTGTTACACGTCTGAAAGCAGTGACCAACTTCAAATATGCCGCGGTCTTATCATCAATACCTTCAATAAGTTGTATGACAGATTGTAGCTTATCAATTGATTCTTTTACTTCACGTTTTCTAGCATCAACTAAACTACCAGATTCAGTTCCTGCAGCTTCAACATCTGTAACATCAGTTGAAACATCGTCAACTTTCAATTTGCTAAGATCAAGTACGATCTTACCATCATTTGGATCTAATGAAATTGCACTTGCAAGGTCAACATCTGAGCCATCTGAACCTACACCCTTTAGTGACATTTGAATGTCAGATACGACAGATTCTGAATCATCTATTTCAACTTCATCGCCTTCTTCGTCTGATGTGTCATACTGCAACATCTCATCAGATTCATCATCAGTCATGTCATCCGTCAGCAAATCTTCGTCATCTTCCTTGACAGGTTTTTTCTGTTTTTTCTTTGCTTCATTTACCGTTGAATCTTCCATCAATGCTTGCTCAATGTAACGCTCAATCTTTGGAGCGAACTTTGCCTCAAGCATACGACGAGCCTCTTCGCGTGCTGTCTCACGGATCTTCTTTGCATCTGCAATTGCTTCATCGTAGATATTTGACATAAATGTTTCTCATCTCCCTGCGTCCGGGTATCGCAATGTAACTATTTGCGTGAATTGAAAATATTTGGTGTAATTTGTCACGTGATCAAAATTTTATCACTTGGACTTCTTTTTTGTGCGACGTAGACGTCTTTGACGTTCAATTTCGGCACGTTTACGCTTCAAACGATCTGCAACTGAAGGTTTGATGTATTCCTTTGTTGCATCTACATACTCATCAAGTATACCTTCACGTTTTGTCATGCGGATAAATCTACGAATCAGTTGTGATTCCGTTTCACCTTGTCTTAGGCTAACTTCAGTGCCTTTGAACTTCAAGTAATCTTGTGTGTCATTTGTCATGTCTTATCATTTCCCTTATACAAAGTCTTAGTACGTTTTCGTGACGACGTCGTGATCTTTCAAATTCTGCATCAGGATCTGACTCAGAGTTCTTTATGTCTGCATACCTGTAAAATTCTTCATCTGATTCGTTGTCAGGCGTCGTCGTTAGATGTGGATGCGACCAACCGTACATGGTGCCTCGTGATGGTTCAGATGATCGTGGTCGTAAACGTATCAGACTTGACTCACCAAATGTACCGTAGTTGAACATGCCTTGATTGTTAGAACTGGCAAACGTTCGTCTGTCTACAGCTTTATTGTATGTCGCATCTGTCCGACGATTAGCCAACGTAGTGTTACTTATCTTGATTGCATGTTCGTCATCTATCGGATCCAGGTCTTCTTCGTCTTCGTCGGTGTCGACCATACCTTCCAAAGTATTCGTATATGGATAACCCTGTGGATACTGACGCATGCTACCTAATGAACCTTGACTCACACGACCGTAGCCCTTGCCCGTATTTGCATCGGGAAAACCTGGGCCTGCACCCTGTGCAAGTCCACCAAATTCATTAAGATGTCTTTTACGTGTGATCATAGTTTTATCGATGAAAAAAGGCAGGGGACTATTCCCCTGCCCAAGATATTTTCATCCTTTGAAATTGTGCATCAAGTCATCAACCTTCTGAAGACTTACCAAGAATATACTCGCCAATCTTATTCTTTGAAATCTTGGCTGCAGTAGTAGCAGGTACTTCAGTTGAACCAGCACCGGATGACTTTCCAGGTGGGCCTTCTGTAATTTCATTGCCGTTTGTCGTTCCACCTGCGGGCCATCCACGGTTAGGAATGAATTTTTCAACATTTGGTGCTGCAGCATAATCCATGTTAACAGAACCTACATCAGTATTTCCTGTCTGTAGACCGTCAATGACGGACTGTTGTAGGGCCAATACAGTTGCTGGGTCATAACCTGCAAGTGTCGTGGCAAACTGCTTTTGTAGGTCGCCATGTCCTGCCGTACCAAATCCATAACTAGTTTTCTTCACGACTTCTGTAGTTGCCATTTGTGATCACCCCCTCTCAGTAATCCTGTAGACGCACGATTTCATTACGTGTAGCATTTAGCTGACGACGCAACTGTGCTTCCTGCATGCGTAGACGGCGCATGCGTGCTTCCTTGACGCCCTGTGCCTTTAGCTGATCACGAGCGTGAGGTGGAACTTGCTCTTCCCATGATGTCTCATGAGCATCAACGTCTTCGACGTCTCCTGATGCAAGTTTTGATGCCTCTTCCATGATCATGCGGCGTAGGCGTCCAACTGTAAGTGTCTGTACTCTTCGATTCATGTATGTTCTCCCTTTGAAATGTTGAACGTTTCACACGTCCTTGTCAATACTTATGCTGTAAGTGTGTTGTTAACACCACGATGCGTTAAAATATCTCACTGTCCCACATTCATCTCAGATGCTATGCGTGCCAGTTCGCTGTCGTATGAGCCTACCTGTTGACGTCGTGGGGGTTCATCAACGTCCCACTTCATATTCCCTAGCCCTAGGGCTGCCAAGTCGTCAGGGATGCCCGTGTTTACTCGTGGTGCGTCAGGCATGCCTTTCGTGCCTGCCAATGCACGTGCCAACTGTGCAGGTGAGGGTGCAGAGTCATCTGACATCAGCGCAGACATTGCCGTGTTTGTGTCTTGATACAGTTCACCACTGATGGGACGTGGTGATTCACGATGTCGCGACAGATCTTGACCCTGAGACATGGCAGCTGCACGTAGGTGCTTCATCGGAGATTCATCTAAGCTGTCCTCAGACGTGATTACAGATGCCCAATTTGACATGTTATTCTTTCTGTCACTAGCAATCTGTTCTCGAAGTGTGGTCTTCATCGTGTCCTCAGCGATGATGTCCCACAGGTCTTTCTTTTGGGGTTGAACTGGGCCCTTTGTCTGTCGTTGTGCACGTGTGTGTTGCAGTAGTGCTTCACGACGTGAACGTTCTTCCAACTGTTCACGTTGACGTGGTTGCTGTGTCGATGCACGTTGTTGTTGACGTGGCTGTTGACGTTGTGAAGACATCTCAGATAGGACTTCACCCACCACCTCACGCATGATGCTGCCGTCCTCGATCATGATCTCAACGAGACACTGCTTCACGATTGCCTTGAGTTCAGACTTACCCAACTTCATCAGCCCACCCCCTGCCATCCACTACCAGGTAGGTTCGTGGGCTGCAATGAACCCGTCAGAAATGGTACACCGTCACGTTGATCGATGAGGGTCAAACCTGCAAACACGTCAACAGTCGTTGCAGTGGGTGCGTATAGGTACAGCTCAGACACACGTATGTCAAATGTCTCCACGCTACCTGATGGTATCGTATAGAAGTTTGATCCCTGAATGCCGTTTGTCGTGAAACCCACACGTAATTCATTACGTGCACGTATCTTGACGAACTTTGTCACCTTGGGAAATGACAACTTGACCGGAGACGTAGATACAGCCAAACTGCCTGTCATCCACGGCAGTGCCGAAGATTGATATGCTGGTACGAAATTGAAACCCTGACCTGTATGTCCTATGCTCATTTATTCCTCCACGTAAGTACTTCGTTGAATATCCTATCCAACCTCACATCCTTTGTGAATCGTGACTCACGTAATTTCTTAAGTTCGTCCACTGTCACATCACGACCCTCACGCATGATGAATGCATTTGGCGTTGAAGGCTCCGACACGATGTCCCAACAGATGAGCTGAAAGTCATCTTGTACTAACGTCTTACCGCCCTCCGTCTTTGTCGAACCTACACCTCTTGACGAAATACCAATAGTCACACCTGCCTCTACGAGACTCTTGAGGATGTTGCCTGCCGGTGTAGGTAGCACTTCGATGGCACCCCACACGACACCTTCGCGATCCATCTTGGCTTCACGTACGATGTGTGATACATTTTTGAGCTCAACGACGCTTGAATTTCCCGTCCAACAAATTGCCTTGTTGTACTTCATCAACCACGTTCCATTCTCTACTGTTACGCAGTATACACGATCGTCAAAATCAACTTCCTCAATTTTCAAGAATTTAGAATCTAAGCACGAATATGAAGATTCACGTTCTGAAATTATGTTGATGGGTTGAGAATTTTCTTCAAGTATGACACTAGTGCCGCCATCAATCGTTCGTGTTTTTTGCTTGTATGTATTGATCTTTGCGCCACGACCTGTTTTCAAAAATAATTCATCTGTATCTTCTGCAAGTCTAGGCGAAATTGTTGCTAATTCACGTAGTATTCGTGACTTATCGTCAATGATACCCTTTTTACCACGACGTTGGTGACCACGTCTATTTCTGCCGTCACCCATCAACATCCAATCCAGTAGGATGTTCAATAGGCGTGGTGAAAGATTTTTAAACTCAGCAGGAATATACTTTGTGTCACTGTGACCCAACTCGAAAAGATAATCGTGCAGTTGGGCGTGAGTTATGCAAAAATCATCACGATTCAATTCCTGAGTTGTTCTTATCTTGTGCTTGAACGGCAAACGTTTGAACAACTCACGAATCATCTCATTCCTACGACCATTATGCGTTTGAGTGATCACAACGCTATTATCAGCTGTCTTTTTTGATTTTGTACCTGCAGAATGACCTTCTGCCAAGTAAATTCCAAGAAATGCCAACCAATCTTCAATGGGAATTTCGATGTCAGTTCCTGGCAGGTTCCAATGTGTGGGTTCTTTCCCTAACCACGTTCCGCCGTAACGTAATGAACACTTGTTCAGCCATGGATTTTTATTATCGTACATGGTCTTCAATTCCATCGCAGTAATGAATTTTGCATCGCCATGACGATCATACACTAACACGCGGTGGTTGGGAGTAACCATCATGTCAATTGATCTTGAATTACGTATACGAATCATTTTTCCCTTATACGCTTGATCAATTTTGCGTTGTATAGGTTTGATCTGTATTTCATTCGTATGTGCATCCAAAGTGAAGATGTGATCACCTACTTTTACGTCAGTTATCGATTTCCATCCATCGATAGTTTTTATCATGGTGTCACGTGGGACACACTCAGGATGATCTAATTCGCCTAGGGCTCGATTCTCAATGATGAACTTCTGATAGTTCTGTATCTCCGCCTCGAGGATGTCACGTGGATAGATACGACCATTTTGATTGAGCACGTCTGCCTTCTGAAGTATGCCGCGCATGATGATCTTTTCGTTACCACCACGTCCTTCGTTGATCTTCTTGTATTCGAATGGTGCCCACTCACGCAGGACTTTCAATTTGTTGTCTGTCATTTGCTCAGCTCCTCCTTGAGCTCACACAGTTTCATGAAGCGTGGAAGCGTGACGTCATCGATCGTCTGTGGATCCAACGAACGTACGACGTCACGAACTTCAGTCAGCTTGCGCTTTGTAAATATGTCTGACTTGTTCAGCGTGACGTCATACTTTTCAACCAAATCCAACACTTCATCCTTCAATTTACCCAGCTCACGTCTCATGGATTCAGTGACGCCTTCGAATGTATACCTGCCCAACAGCGATCGTTGCTGTGGACCCAACTTGTGTGCGTACTGATGATTCAACTTCTCGATCATCAACTTCACGACCAATGCATCTGCCTGTGGGTCAGGTTGCTCAGTCAACTTTGTCGAAGCCTCAGAGGTGAGACGTTGCTGTAGCTTACTCTCGTACTCCGCTATCCTCTGTATGTTTGGCACGCCGGTTGAACGCCAGTCGTCGAACAACGTCTGCACTGTCGCATACGTCTTGTACTGTGGTACACCACGATCGTATGTCGTCGATCCAAATGTGTGATTGACTTCCTGTATCAGGGCAGACTTTTCACGATCCAATCTCACCCTGTCATAACGACGTACTGCGTCACGAGTTTCACGTATGATTGCATTCGCCACCGTCTCGTCCACACCCGTCGTCTTGACCAATGCATTCATCAGACGCCACTCACGATACAGTTCTGTGCCCTGTTTGAACCTACGTTTGATTATCGAAAGTGCCCTGTCTGAATACGACGTGTCTTCTCGAAGCACACCATCGATCATCTGTCGCAGTAGGAACTCGTAGACGAGTCCTGCATTTCTTTTCTTATTGTGTTTCTTGCCTTTGCTGTGTAAAGCCATGATCTGCACCTCTCCAATGGTCAGATAATACCATGTTGACATTACATATTGTCAACTACGTCAATCATCATCACCTATGATGTCGTTGAAGAACTTCACTGTATCTTCGTTCAAACTTTCATCTAATTCTGGGTCAACTTGTTCTGACAATAACTTGTTCACGTATTCAGTGGGTCGTGAAATTTGATTCACCATGCCAAACGATTCACCCAACTTGTCGAATATGGACTGCATCTCAGAAGTGACACGTGGACGCGCCTCGTAGTCAGACTTTGGATCTGCAAGGTAACCACGTAACGTCGACGTGATCACTTCTTCACCGCTTGGTCGGCGGGCCTCACCAAATGGATTCTTGAATGGCTTGTCCAGTGCTGCCTTGAATGGCTTTGCAAGTGCGTCGCCAAAGGGATCGTCCTGTGGATCCCTCATGGACGTCATACGTGCAAAGTCTGGCGTGTGTAGTGCTGCACGTCCACTACGACGTCGACGACCACTGTTGTATTCACGTCTCACAGCATCCGATGGTTTGATGGGTCTGTCATCGTCATCTTTGTCGTCGTCGTCTTTGTCATCTTCGTGTGTTGTGTCTGTCAACTTCACACGTGGATTGCTGTCGTCATCCTCTTCACCCAAAAGGTTACCACCCCTGCGTCTACCCAATGTTAGTGTTTCACCACCGGCTTCGCCTTCACCACCACCGGCTTCGCCTTCACCGCCGCCTGTGTCGAGGGAAAGGTCACCCAAACCACCACCGGCGTCGTCACCGGCGTCGTCGTCACCCTTCTCACCCGATGCTGCAAACTTAGGTGCATTGAAGGATCCACCGCTGAATCCCAACGACTCCGGCACACCGCCCTCTGCAATCTTACCCAGTGCGGTCATGCGTTGCACGTCTTCGACAACCTCATCTGACAGCTGCTTTTGCTGTTGTTCAGACATGTCCATCAACGTACGTAGTAGGTACTGTTGCGAAAATACCTTACCCTCACCAATACCCATCGCAGTGCCGAATACCTCAAACTTACGATTGAACAACTCCAACTTTTGCTGCTGTGCTATGGTGGATGGGTTGGTTAGACGCAATTCAAAGTCAAACATGTCATTGCCTTCGTAGCCATTCATGTACAGATGAATGTATGCCAACTTTTGAAGCTCTGATATGACGACCTTCTGAATCGTTTGGATCGTACGAGAGAACCGTATGTCCTCCTGGGCTAAAGTAGCCTTCGAGGAGTTATGAACAAAAACGCCTGAATTGTTATCACCAGGATTCACCAGAGCAAAGTTATGAAAACCTTCGACAGTCAAGTCATACACCGAGACTTTATGGCATGGAACCCTATGAACAGCAATGACTTTGTGATTATTGTATTGTGAAGGTTTCGTTGCTAGCTTGACCATTCGATTGAACTTTGTCAAGCTGCACAGCTTCTCATACTTTGTACGATATAGTTCTGCCTTTGTGCTGAATTGACACAATTCACGAGTGAGCGTCTTTGCATCAAGACCCAACATGCTGTCCTTGTATGCAGACCAAGAACCCCACACTGAATTCTTGATACGTGTGAGCACGACTATAGGTGGTACTGACATCTGATTTGCCACTGCATAGTACGACAACGATTTTCCTGCAGAATATCTTTCTTTCATCACTGCATCGATGTCGTCATATGATACGTCGTATCCCTTACCGCGGTATGAACCCGTTGCTTTTGGCATGTACTGATCTGAGAATGTCTGGAAGGTGTGACCTGCGTCCTTGAGTATTCTACCGATGACACGCATTCCATACCCTGATTTTTCTTTTAGCTCGTTGAATGATACGACACTGCCGGCAATTTTGATCAACTCGTCTATGTTCGCCGCATGGTTGTACATTGGATTGTTAGATCCCGCATACTTCTTTGTCACCCTGTTGTGAATTGCATGAAAGTACTGATGTGTTGCTTGATCTGAAAACTTCAGTAAATTACTTGTCTTGTTGTTTTTACGATCAAAGTTTGCGTGATGTATGACGTTGGTCTTTGTCAGACGATGATATTTCTGTTCGCCAAATAGACGATGTGTGTATCGCCACCTATTTCTCTTCACGTCGTATGTCTGTTCATAACCTTCCAAGTATTCGCCACGCTTCTTTGACGACAGACGTCGATACAGTGGCATCAGTGACTGGTTGGGTTGCAATTGGTCTGCACGGTAATATTGACCGTCACGTCCAAGGAATGGGTGGTTGGCAGTGCACTTGACCACGTTACCGTCGTCGAGGTGAACTTCATACAGTTCGTCAACTTCCTTGGTCTTCCACGCTGCAGTGACCTTTCCTGCCACGATCTTGTTTTTGACAAGATCGTATGAATATACTTCTAGCTCTTCACCACGTTGGTGCATCTTCACCATCGCCTCGAGGTTGACGACGCGACCGTCTGTCAGGGGTATCAACGTGTCACCTGTCAGACACAACATCTCGTCGTATCCAAGATACGCACGAGGTACCTTGAGTGCAGCAAATAATTTCTTTTGAATATATTCTACATCTTCTGTGGCGGAGACATGTTGACCCCCCGCAAGGGTCGTGACCTCAGTGCCACTCTCACCACCACGTCGGGCAATGAAGTAGTCTTCGTCTACAGATAGTGCGTTGTAGCGCAGGTCAACACGTCCACTAGACTTGTCGATGATGGTGTTGGAACGTAGACGAGCCTGCTGCGCCTGCATGTAGTTGTCGATCTCTTCAGGTGGTATGTTGCCCACGTCGATGTAGAAGATGCGTCGTTCGGGTGAACGCACCACGCGGTAGACCATCATGGCATCTTCGATGAGGATCAGCTGACGCCACACGCGGCGTGCAGGTTCAATCAACGAAGAGCCGTAGGGCAGGAATGCGTCGTTGCCCAACATCCTGAAGTGTGAGACCTGCCAGTTTTCAAGTGCAACGTTTCCCTGCGTGATCCACCTGAAGCGCACGGCCTGTGGATCTTCTGGGTCAAATCCCTCTTCACGCTCCACCTCGTTGACGGGTATGGGAAATGCTTGAACGATGCCGTATTCAGGTGCAACGTCGTTGAACATGAAGAAGTCACCGTACTTAACGATGTTGCGCACCCACATGCGTAGGTTGAAGTCCACGTTCAACGTGTCGTGGAACAGTTCTTCCAGCAGTTGCTTGACCTTGCGGTTGTCGGAGAAGATGTGCAGTGAACGACCCTTCTCGTCCTGTGACACTGACTCGTCGGCGTAGATGTCAAGTGCAGCGCTGATCTCAGGTGTATACTCCATTTCCGAGAAATCAGCATAACGTGAGTTGTGAACGATGATGGTGTCTGTTGCAAAACATTCATACCCATCGACTGTCAAATCACCGCAAGGTAATGTCTCGTGGAATTCTACTGATACAACTTTATGATTTGTTGCACACTCAGTAAATTGTGTATGTTCTATAATTTTCTTTTGTTCTAATTGTGTGTAAGCAATATTTCTCTTTAGCAACCAATTTGACATTACAGATGGATTAACTTTACAGCGTTTAGCAAGTATTCTGTAATCATTTGAACACTCATTTATCAATTCATTTTCTATATCTGCTACATCACGTGCAAAGAATAATTGTTTTTTTACTGCATAGTACTCATGTGTAGATCTACCGATTTTTCTTTTTACATCTTCACTTTTGGCAGGATTATTCAACTCCCAGTGCTGTCTGCGGTGTTCTCTAATATCGTCACGTTTGTTAAATTGAATTAATGCATTACGACGTGTACCATCATCATTATCCCATGCACGTTGTAAACCCGCCTCCATTTTGATACGAATATTAGGATCTTGCCATTGCTTTGCTGTATCAGCAGCATGTAGTGCAAGATGCTCATGAGCATTCATAATACAAAGATTTTCTGGGTTATTATTTTCTGCATTAAAATCAATATGATGAACATGTTCATCAAACTTTACAGCCCTTCGGCCGGCGCTCCATTCTGCAATCATGATATGTTCAGATTGCCAACCTTTCCATCCCCCGTCTTCATTTGATGCCATTGTGTAAATACTATAATATCCTTTAAAAGATTTACCGTCTGTTTTACTTACACCTCCAAACTGCTTTCGATAGAATGGCATCATGCTGTCACCAGGTTGTAAATCCTGAGCGTCTCGATACGTTCCGTCACGAAGCATACATTCATGATCTGGCGTACATACCAATGTTGAACCATCGTCGAATGTTATTTTGACAGTATCTTTTACTCCTGTAATCCGCGGGTGATGCGCCCATGCAGGAACAATACGCTTTTTTTCATGATCATACGCATAAACAAGAAATTTCTCACCTGTTTCACCGTATTGTTCAATTAATTGATTAAGTGTCTTAAATTTCTCAGGTCCAGGAACTGCTATGCGTGTATCACCAGATATACTTAATCTATCATATTGACCGTAACTATTCACTGCATTGCTGTACACGAATGACTGTGACTTGCTGAACAGCTCCATGGCAGTGGAGGTCTTGGGTGCTTCCCTGTAGTCGCGGATGCGACGTTTCATCGTTGATGGTGCACGAAAGATCTTGCTGATGCGTGAATACCAATTTTCGTTTTTCTTCGCCATGTTGTCCTAACTATGTGATGATTATAACTTCTTGCCGCACGAGATTAAAACAGCCAACCTAGACCACCCAAACGCTGCTTGACGTGGTTGGGTAGATGTGCACCGTAGTCAGCCTCTGCTTCAGGATGAATACCTTTCTTATCTGACGCAATCGGTTGATGCGATCCTTCTAATTGCTTGAATGCATCTGCATACTGTGGTGAAGACACGTTGCTCGTTCCTGGCGTTTGATACACATTTGAACTGCGAGATGATGCACGTAGTAATGCATATGCCATATCACGTGCAGACTGATCTATGTTGCCGACGTTGAGCAGCTTTAGACCGATGGCGAAGGACATGATGAGGTCGTCGTGGGTGCCCTTTGCAGCTGACGCTTTGCCTTCTGAGTCGTCTGTCCTGCCGGGTTGCCAGATGAATGTCTGTAGCTGGTGTATGAGACGTGTGGAGTACGAGCGTACTAGACGATTACGTAGTATGCCTTCCATGTTGGCGATGAGGTCATTACGTTTCTTCTTGCCGTGGTTTGGATATCCCGGCACGTCGTCAGGTCCTGGGTAGAATGATGGATTACGTTCGCGCTGTTCGTAGTATAGGTTGGGGTAGTCGCGGTGCTGTAGGACAGTGATGGTGTGGTGACCATACGTGTTCTGTTCAGGTGCCATCAGTGCGTTGTTGTATTTTCTGCCCCACGCGTCCAGTAGCTTTCCCAACTCATCGGGTCGTATGTGACCCATGAATTCGGCCGCTATCTCACCTTCATTGCAGTCGAATATGTGAAATGTGGAAAAGTCACCACCAGCGTCGCCACGAGCTACGTCTGCAGATACGATGTAGTTGTGTCCCGGCACGGGTTCCTTCCACACCCACACTTGTCCTGCAGGACCGTCACGTTTGATGGGTGCTGTTGCTATTGTCTTCAACCACTCTATGTCGTCAGAAGATATGTACGTGTCGCCTGATCCCAAGAAGTCGCAGTTGTATTCCTGCGCGTAGTAACGTGGCGAATAGATGCGTCGTGTCTCCTCTTCCCACTTAGCATCACGATCAGGATGTACATCCCACTTTAGCTCGATGGGATTGAAGTCATTCTTCTTTGCAACTGCATCCACATACGTCTGATAGAACAAGCCAGATGCACCATTAGGTGAAGACAACATGATTGCAGAACCACCAGTAGAAAGTGAAGGCAGGAGTGCTGTCCAGATGGTCTCAAAGCCTTCAATGTGCGCAGCCTCATCGATGATGACCAATGAAGCTGCCAAACCACGACCTGCAGATTCAGAACGTGGTATTGCACGTATCTGTGATCCGTTGGCAAACTTGATGTCCTGACGTGAATCCTTGATCTTTGGCTTGAGCACCAACCACTTGGGCAGAGATGCAAATGCAACCTTGACCTTGTCCATGAACTCTATGGCAGTTGCAAGTTTCGTTGCAATACACACGATGTTCTTGTCACGTCTAAACAACGCCAACCACAGTGCATATGCTGCTGTGATTGTTGAGATACCCAACTGACGTGACTTCACGATGATGTTGAAACGATGTTTTTCAAATGATTTCACGACATCATTTTGAAAAGGATATGTTTCAAAAGGTACTGTACCCTTGATGGGGTGCTGAATCTTAACGTACTTTTTAATGAAGTATATGGGATCTTTACCACACTTCATTATCTCCTGTACTTGATTTGATTTTTCATGTGCGCCGGCCATGGTTTACCCCACGACCTTCACAGCTCAACCAATCCAACGCATCTAAAATATGCAGTACGAACTGCACGTAGTGGTGAGAATGTATTGATGTCAATGTGTTCCATGGTGGGTTCAAGTTCGACCAACTTACACTTTATGCTCTTGCCACAGGCTTCCTTGAACTGCTTCTTGACTTCCTTGAGATATGCATCAACTGCTTTTTCTGCAATTGCACGTTGGTGCTCAATCTCCTGCTGCGTGATCTGTCCCTGAAAAGTCACGACAGTCATGTACTGTATCTTTGCCGTCTCTTCGTCAACCAAACTCATCTTGATCGACATCGTTGGACTTACATTGGTCGATGCTCGACCCCACGTAGTATCTATGATCTGTCCCAGTGTATTGAAGTCTGTATCTGATAACATTTAAATTACCCCTACTATGGATATATCTATCACACTACACTGAAGACATTCAAACGTCATTTCAGACCTAACGATCTATATCTTTCCTTGACCCACTCTTTTTGTGGTCTGTAACCACTCTTCCAACGTGTGATTGCCAATTCACCCTTGCAGAACATGTCTTCACACGTGTGACAACACTCAAACTTTCTGTATGATGCTATGTCATCTCGTGTACACAGTGACATGTCACACAGTGGACAAAACAGTGGAACCATGCCTTCCAATGCAGATGGATCGCACTTGACTACATACTTCTTACGCATAGTTGACCTTTGCATCCCTACCAATTCGGGTGATGTCTATCACATTATCAACTACGTCCTTCAATGTATCTATGTGTGTGATGATTATGATGTTTTTGAACCATCTTGTAAGTGAACGTAGCAGCTGACCACACGCATCGATGTTGGATTCATCCAATTCACTGAATCCTTCGTCTATGATGAGCATGTCCGTCTTTGGTAGACTGGAGATGTTGATAAGTGCAACGCGAATGGCAATGGATGCCATCATCTTTTCCATGCCTGATCCTAATTCAATGATGCGTCGACTGTCACCGTAATTGATGTATACTTCCATCGAATTTGTGCCGTCAGGCAGTTCCAATTCAATGGTGAACTGTGCTATGCCATTTAGGATCCTTGCTATCTCGTCATTGATCATGGGAACCATGTGACGTAACAACTGTGAAGGTATGCCCTTTTGTGAAGTTGACTTGATGAGGTACTCGTATGTCGCCCAACGAGCAGCCAACTGTTCATATTCTGTCTTCTCATCTGCAAGACGTCGTAGTGATTCAGACAACCTGCCAATCTGTTGTGCCAACATCATACGATGACCATCCAATTCACGTAGTTGACCTTCCAATTGTGCTATCTCGTGTTTTAGAATTCCACGTGGATCGTCAGTTGAAATGATCGATGCATCGAACTTTGACATCATGTCATTTAGCTTGATGCCTTCTGCCTTCAACGTCTGATGTAGGTCAGACAACTGCCTGTCAACATTATCCAGTTGATGCTGAAGCTTCAACGTCTTTAGCTGTATGCCTTGTTCACGTGCGATGATCCTGTCGTACCTCTTCATCTTCTTGAGGTAACCATCGTTGGCAAATGAATCTACCAACATTTTCTTGCCTGAGATCTCATTTGAGATCTTTGTTATTGCAGCCTCCAGACGTGGTAGCTCTTCACGGTCTGCGTGTGAATCTTTGATGTACTTGCACTGTGGATATGAGTCACCACACGGAACTTCAGCTAACTTCAGTATAGACTTGTTCTTTCGATCACGTTCACGTGTCATGCTGCCCAATTCAGCCTCAACCTCTGACATCCACTTGAGCAGGTCACGATGCTTATTCTTCTTCTCCACATACGAGTCTATGGGAAAGTTGTTCTTGACATTGGATATCAACAACAGTTGGTGTGTGGTGACTTCCATCGATAACAACGTTTCGTGCTTTGTTGTGTTTAACTCAGTTATACGTTGTGCGAGGTATGTTATCTCTGCACGTTGACGATCTATGTCAGTCTGTGTGATGACATGCGAATCCTTGTACTCTGACAACTTTGCCTGCTTTAACTGCAGTTGACGACGTGCTTCATTCAGCGCGGTGTCCGTCTGTGACAATTCTTCATTACATGCATTCAGATTGTCCTGTAGACGTATGCGTTCACCTTCCCAGTTACGTTCCGGCATGTCCTTGATACGTGACTTCAATGACAGTGATTCGTACTTCAACTTCTCATTTATCTTGTCAAAGATGTTGAGGTCCAAGAAACGTGAGAGTATAGCCTTGCGTTGTGTTGCACCCTCTGCAATGAATGACTTTAGACCACCTTGAACTGCAAGTGAAGTCAACATGAAGTCTTCTGCAGTACCAATCGTGCGACGTATCACCTTCTCAGTATCGCGACGTTGTATGTCATTTAGGTTCTCATTTTCCTCAGGTGCAGTGTATTCCAGCTTTGTCGTGGACGTCACATCACCATTCTTGAGTTGATTCTTCTTTGAGAATCGATGTATCTGATGTCGCTTGCCATCGATAGACAGGTGTGCTATCGCTTCGCAGTACTGCTTCCTGATGTTGATCACGTGAAGATTCTTCATGGGACCGCGATCCGTCGCATTGTATAACGCATACATCATTGTTCCTATGATGGATGACTTACCCATGGCATTTGCAGCAAAGATGCCCGTTATACCATTCAATGAAGTAAAGTCGATCACGTTGTCTTCACCGTATGCGAATGTGTTGCTGAACTCAAGACGATCCAGTGACCACCTCACGTTCCTAGCCACGTCATCTTCACTTGCAAATTCTGTGATGTATGCTATGATGAGATCTTCCATGGACTTCCACGTGTCATCAGAGATGTTCTCATTGACAAGGTATTCATGTAACAATCTCATGTGCACGGAGACATCACGAAGGTCTGTAGCCAACTCTCGTATGATGCCAGTCCTAGTGACGGTAATCTCGTTGACGGTGTCAACCTTTGGTACGACTTCGATTGCATTGAACTGTCGAGTCAATTCTTTGCTCATTGCTCGCCACTCAGCTTGCGGTATCGTCACACCTGAGCGAATTCTAAATCGTGATCCACTAGGAACTTTTCGAGCCTCATCAAATAACTGTTGAATATCACCATTCCAATCGATGGTGACGAACATGTTCTCGTTATGTAATGCGATGAATTCTACATCAAAGTCATCGGCGGCACGAATCTTCCACACCAAGAATCCATGTTCTGGATCTTCCGCGTAGTTTTGTTGTATCGTCGATCCACAATATCCTAACCACGGTCGCTCAACACCATCTTTGCACTTTCTACGTGCAAGAAATTGCATCTTATGAATGTCGCCTAGCAGTCCAAAGTCAAATTGTTTAAAGAATGCTACGTCAACTTCACCTTCCAATTCAAAGTTTGATTCAGTCGTGGAACCCAACACACTTCCATGAAATGAA